GGCTGCGCTGCGATGGTGTATGCACATCCATTAAACGAGCTTCTTTCTCACCGTCCTGATGAAACCATCCACATTGAGCAGGCTGACACCCTTCACGTCGGGATAGCGGCTATGAAGTTTCTGCGGGACAACAAGCGCGACCTTTGCCTCGTGCATCTGCGCCAGTTGCTTCGCGGAGATGCCCTCCTGAATCGTGATGAGGTGCTTCCAGGGTGCGCGCGTCGCATCCTGCGTGATCTGCCACCACCGTCCTTTGCACGTGTTCCGAACGCCAACCACAAACAAGCGATCAACCGGAAACCTCGGATCGTCGTAAGCTGGCTTGCTGGGGATGATAATGCTCGGCTCACCATCCGAGAGCGGTTGCACATCGAACGGGATGTTCGCTTCCTTCAGGAGATACTCAACGTGATTCTCCATCGACCGCGCCGGTCTTGATCGGCGTCGATTCATGATGGTCGCCGCTGTCTTGACGAAATCGTCGATGTCCTTGAACAGACGGTGAACATCTGGCGTGCAAAGCTGCCGCTCAACGAGTCTGAATAGGCGTGACTCGGTCTGCAGCAGCAGCATCAAGCGATCATCGGTTGGTCGCTTGCCGAAGTCCTTCGCACACGCCAGCATCGCGGCGCGGGCCGTTTCGGAGAACTCGTGGGCGGGAGGAAAGGCCGACAGGCTTTCCGCAAACTTGCGGAATTGCTGGTCGATGCAGTCGTCCTCGGAAAGCGGCGGCGGCTTCTGCGCTGCATCATACACCGCCCATGTGCCGATGGCCTCAACGCCCAGCGCCGCCTGAACGTCGTCGATGTCATCTGGCAGATCAATGACATACGCGATGAAATTATGGACGTCCTGCGGGATCAGAACCAGCAGATCGCCAACCATGTCATCATGCAGATACGGAAAGTCCTTCCCGAAGCATGTGAGGCGGTATTCGCTTCTCGGCTTGTCGGCTTTCCCCATGCCATACCAAGTGACCACCGAATCGGTGTGTCTCTCGCTCTGCCAGAAGATGCGCACCTTCGACTTGTCGTTGCGCCCTTGAACTGGACCGAAAGGGGCGTATAGCTTCCATGCAGACTTAGGAAGGTAGAATCCGGCTTGATGACTCCCGGTCAGACCGGCGTCATTGGCTGAAATGAACTTCAGTATGGCTCGGCCATACTGCTGTGCTTCTAGGATCGCCTTTTCTGCCAGTGGTGAAGGCATACGACCCCACGTATTGCATCAGGTTGCACTTGTCTTCGTCGCCTTGAGTAGGCATCTTCCGCTCTCCAGAAACCGCTTCGAGAGCACTTTCACAACTTGGCGGGCGACTGCAGTGGAGACAGCGGGCACGACAGCGTTGCCAAATTGCTTATAGGCCTGCATATCTGAGACCACGATAGGAAGTTCGTCCTTGAACCCGAGGAAGCGTGCCACTTCCTTGTCGAATCCCATCAGTCTTGCGGCCTCGGATGGCATGAGCCGACGTGGGTTTTTCCCCTTCTGCGGGATGAGTATCTCCGAACCATCCTTGTAGTACCTCGCGCTGAGTGTACGGGTGATGCCGTCCAGGTCGGCGAGCCCGAAGCCGAAGCCATTTCCCTTCTCAGCGTGGCGCTTCGCGTAATCCTGTAGATACTGCCATAAGTGATCGGTTAGCGTGTACTTGGCCGGTGGGTTCGGGTCGAGTATATCGCGGAGTGGCACCTTGACCTCGAGTGGCTGCGGATACTCGAATCCTGGCTTCTCCTTGAACACATGCTTGTCGAAGCAGACGATGAATACGCGCTCGCGATGCTGGGGCACGCCAAAGTCCGAAGCGTCGAGGACCGCATCGAAGACCCAATACTCTTGCTCTTCAAGACTGCTATTGATCACCTTCCAAGTTCGACCTTGGTCGTGCGACTTCAGGTTCTTGACGTTTTCCAAGACCACTACCGGCGGGCGCTTGATCTCGACAATGTTGATCACGTCAAAGAACAGGGTGCCCTGCGTCAGGCACTTGAAGCCATGAGCGCGGCCGAGGCTGTTCTTCTTCGACACTCCGGCGATGGAGAACGGCTGACACGGAAAACCGGCGACAAGTACATCATGCTCCGGAATATCCCGTGGCTTGATCTTTGTGATGTCGCCGTGGGGTTCTGCTCCGAACCACTTGTGGTAGGTCTTCTGCGCGTACTCGTTCCACTCCGAAGTGAACACGCACTTGCCGCCCATGCGCTGGAAGCCAATGCGGAGTCCACCAATGCCGGCAAACAGATCGATGAAGTTGAATGGCGTGCTTTCGGGTAGCGGTTCGGGGCGGGAAACCGCGCCGTCAAAGAGGCTGGGGGCATCCCCTTCATCGCAGACCTTCTCCAAGGCCTTGATGACGAACTTGTTCTGGCTCAGCTTCTCTGACTTCCGCTTCGTGTCGATCCACGATTTCAGTCGTGGCGGCACATCTCTGATAAGAAGTTGGTCAGCCACGCGTGCTCCTCGCTGGGTAAAACTGCTATCATGCTATCGCTTTCTCCCAGAGGAAGCAAGCGACACTTGCAGCGTCGCGGGGATGGCGCGTTTGCCGGCGTCGCCGGTCCAATGCATCACCAGCGCGTCATCGTGCTGGGGATCGAGCCGGAGCCGCTGGTAGTGGCGGGGCATCACGGCCAATCGCTGGCCCACGCGGTCGCGGATGGCATCGAGGGCTTCTTGGTCCCCGCGATGCTGCCGCAGCAGGACTTCCTTGGCCCATTCCTCGACGATTGGTTCACCGTGCCCGGCAACGACCACCCCGGTCTGAACCGCGCCCGGCTGCTTGCACCACTTGTTGTGTGGGTCGAGTGTGACGCCCACGCCGCGATCGGCATACGGGTACATCACCGACAGGTCGCCTCGCACCTCGCAGTCGGCGTCGAGCCAGATCGTGCGGCGGAACGGCGATGCCAGGATCGCAAACGGCTTTTGATGCCAAGTGCGCCCCGGCACGGCGGGCACTTCCAGCACCAGACCGCGCTGCGCGCACCATGTCCGCGCCGCCGGGGTCATGCCAAAGCCGGCAAACGCGACGGGCAGGTTGTTCTGGCGTCGGAAGTGCTCCCACCACCAGGGCAGCAGCCATTCCTGGTTGGCATCCGCGCCGGTGATCACGCCATCGCCCGCGGGTGACGGGTGCTGCCATCGGCATAGTCTGGCCTGGTCGGCGTGGAGCACATCGGCACTGACAACCGAGGGCACACGTAGGGCCGATCGTGCCAACGCATCAGCCAGTGGCATGAACGCCAGGTGCTCGTTGGCCGGCGAGTCGGGCGTGCAGGAGATGATCTCGATTCCGTTGAGGGCAGCAGCCTGGCGAAGACGCGGCAGCAAGCTCAACAGTCGCTGATACAGCAGGCGGTTTGTCTGGCGGTGTTGGTCGTCGAGCTTCCGCGCATCGTGATAATCGGTGCCGCCGCCGAAGTCGCAGCCGACGAGGTGGATGCGTTTCGCGCCCATCCAGACCGCCAAGTGCAGCGCCACGATGAAGGTGTTGCCGTTCCAGACGAAGCTGGCGTCGTGCCCTCGCCGGCGGAACAGGTCTGTCACATACGCACGCTCCACGTCGGCGAAGTACATACCGGGGCAGGTGCGGATCGGCACGCCGCCGCAACGCTCATCGCGGTAGGTGCCGCGCACGATCTTTGGGAACGGCTCCCACCACAGGCGCGGGTCGTAGCAGCCGGGGGTGTCCATGCCGATCCACATGTCGGGCCGGATGCGGGGGTAGGACGTGTTCACTCCCAGGACGAACGCGCCGGGCACGCGGAGCGCGGCCGGATCAACCTTCGCCAGCGAAGGGCCGGGGCAGCACAGGTACACGTCGGCTCCCAAGTCGCGCCGGGCCAGCCCGACGGCCTTCACGAACCCGCTGCCGCAGTCGTACCAGAGAGCCATGCTCACGCCCCCTTCGTGGCTGGAGCTTCTGTGGCGTGCGTGAACCGGACGCTGACTGCCGCCCGGGTGCGTTGCAGCGCCGTACGGTCCGCCAGGCCGCGCTTGGCCAAGTGCTGACGGTGGGCGGCGTCACTGTCACGCAGGACGGCGTCGAGCATGGGCCGCCCGGCTGCATTCAGGTTCGGGTCCTGCGCCTTGCGGGCACGCGTGAACTGCTCGCGGACCAGGTCACCCATCGGATTGGGTTCGGCGTGGTAGTAGTAGACGTGCTCGGCATCGGAGCGCGGCACGCCCACACCGTGCCCGCTGGCCAGCAGAATCTGCCGCGTCAGCAGGTCATCGGGCTGGTTCACCCAATCGCTGCGGTCGTCCAGGAGCCGGGTGTCCGTGAGCCGGTCTGCCGCCATCATCATCCCCGGCATGAACTTGTGCTTGGCCGCGGCCTCACGGACGAACTGCACCTGGTGGACGAACTGCGGCGGGTCGTAGAGCTTTCCGGCCCAATCGCAGCGGTAGACTTGGAGGAACGCGAACGCCGCCTTCGGGTCCGCCGTTAACGTCGCCAACAATGCCGCCGGCGCGGTCGGGCTCATCCGGTCCCCGAACTGCATATAGAGGATGCGCCCCCCGGAAGCCGCCCCGCGCTTTCGGGTCTCGCCGATGGCCCACGCCTTGGCCTTGCATTGGCAGCACCACATCGGTGGGCCAACCGGGTCCACACGCTTGTGGGCGATCAGGTTCTCCGACCAGACTTCGTCGGCCAGTTCGAGCAGATCGTCCAGGCAGGGGCTGCGCCGCCGGGCCAGGCCGTGGCGGTTGGGCTTGCCGCCGACCATCACGTCGGGGTGGATGTCGTGCGACCAGTCCACCACGACGATGCGCGCGGGTTGGGGCTGCAACGCCGCCAGGCAATCCAATGTCTGTTCGGCGGCGGCATCATTCACCAGCCCCGGCACCAGGATCAACAGTTCGTATTCGTTCATCATGCTCTCCTGTGTCAGCTGCCGTAGGTAGTCGCCCACCGGTCCGTCGGGTTGAAGTACCCCAGCGTGTGCCCACGGCTGTCCCAGGTGTGGTCGCGGAAGTAGAGACGGATGCGACAGTCGTAGGTGCTGTCCCACTCCGTCTGCACATCCACCACCACCGCCTGCGACGCCTTGTTCGGGTCGTCGGCGTAGGGGCCGATGTGATTCACCACGCCCGCGGGGGTGACTTCGATCCAGATGTCGTCACCGGTGACGACACCGGAATCACCCGTGACGCCGGTCTCGCCATCGGGACCACTGGGACCTGTCGGTCCCGTCGGCCCGGTGGGACCGGTGCTGCCCGATGGGCCGGTGCCCCCGGTATCGCCGGTGGGTCCCGTCGGACCCGTGTCGCCGGTGTCCCCGGTTGGTCCTGTCATCCCGGTGTCGCCAGTCGGGCCGGTTGGCCCTGTGGGACCAGTGGGTCCCGTCGGGCCGGTCGGACCCGTTGGCCCCGTGGGACCAGTGGGTCCTGTCGGCCCTGTCGGTCCCGAAGGCCCGGTGGATTTCGGGTTGGAGAGGCGAACGACGGCCCACTGCTCGTCCTCGCCGCCTTCGCGCCACAGCACCATTGCCGAGCCGACCGCGCCGGTCTTGATGGTGTCGGTGTGGCCCGGCCGCACGTCGGCGAAGCGGTTGTCTTCGTCCTCATCCTCGACGTAGATGTAGGCGGGGCAGACGCCGGAGATGTAGGCCCGGCCCATCTGCCCGTTGGGGATCGAGTCCAGCAGAATCACGAAGCGCCCGCGATGCTCTTCCTCGGGCTTGGAGCAATCCAGCGCCACCTTGTTCTTGAACTGCTGCAGGCTGTCTTCGGGTTCGATCACCGGATCGTCGATGCCCAGCACCGACAGACGCACCAGGTCCTCGCCTGAGTTGTTGCGCACCAGCACGATGCCGGCGTTGCGCTGCTCCGACTCGCTGCCCTGGCCTGCGCCGTGCTGACGCTTGCGCAGGTCGATGGCGGTGTCGATGAAGGCGTTGTACGCCGCCGCCGGGATGCGGAGCTTGTCGCCGGGCTGAACTTTCTTGAAGGCGTCGGCCATGTCTCTCACTTCCGGGGGTCAGCTCCCGATTCCCAGCACCGCGAAGTTGCCTTCCTCGTAGACTTTCTCGATGTAGACCGCCGTCGGGCGCTTCACCAGGCGCTTGGCGTTTTCGTCTTCGTCATCCTCGTAGCGCACCCACATGTACTCCCAGCCCTTCTTCGAGATCGGGCCGATGGTGCCGACCATCAGGCCGGTGACGTTGGGGCTTCCGGCGAAGCGGAAGGTGATCTCCCAGTCCCCCTGGCCGCGCTTGGAGCCCGACGCGCCCAGGAACAGGCACTCCCCGATGGCCAGGCCACGGAACCCGCCAGCGTTGGTCTTGCCCGTCAGGTAGAAGAGCGTGCCGCGATACGCCGGGGTCACGATGGCGTCGTCGAGGTAGTGGGTCTCGGAGAACTGGTAGACCGGGATGGTGATGTCCACGCCTTCGACGTTGTCGTGGGTGACGCCGATCGCGCCCTTGAAGTCCGGCGCTGTAGCCGGGGGGTACTTGGCGATGGTCTGGATGGACTGGGTGATGTGCTGGGTGCCGCCGCCGGTATCGAAGGCGAAGGTGCTGTCGCCGGTGGGCGGCTCTTCGGTCGCACTGCCGTAACGCACGGTCACCAGCCATCGCCCGTCGGTGGTGTTGGTGTCCACCCATTCCGGCTCGATGGAGAGGCTCTGGCGCACCAAGCCGTCATAGGTGGTGGGCGTGGAATTGATCGCCAGCGTCTTGGCGGTCAGGTCGTCGCTGGTGCCATCCAGACCATATAGAAGCGTCACCGACGGGCTTTCACCCGCCTGGCTGGCTCGGCTGTCGATCTTTTCACGCAGTGTGATCGGCACGGGTCGTTCCTTCCGGGGTCAATCAAAAGCCAGGCCGCCGTCGCGGACCTTGTCGGCGAGTTTCTTGGTGTTCTTGGCGGTGGCTTCGGTGGCGTTGGCGATGCGGTCGGTGACACCCCCGGCCCCCAGCCCGCGGGCTTCCATCGCGTTGAAGGTGCCGGCCACGCCGATGGTCTTCTTCTGCGCCTGCTCGATGGTCGGCCCCAGCCCCTCGAGGTAATCGCCAACATCCGGAGGTGCCTGCAGACGGTTCGGCCCCTCGGATTCCTTCATCTGCCGTTTCTTCTTCGCCTCGGCGATGGCGTCCTGCCATTCCTTCTTCGCGGCATCCAGTTCGGCCTGGGCGGCGTCCACCTTCTTCTTGGCATCCGCGTCGAGCTGGTTCTCGGCGTCGATGGATGCCTGGCCGATCTTGGCCATGTTCTGTTCGTGCTCCTGCCCGAGCATCTTGAGCGCGCCGGCGCGCTCCTCGGCGATCCGCTGGCGGTTCTGGTCCTTCTCCCTGTTGCGCTGATTGATCCGCTGGTTGGCGTCTTCGTCCAGCGCCTTTTTCACCGCGTCGGTGTCCAGGCTGTCGTCCACCAGGCCCTGCAGGTCGATGATCCGCTTGGCAACCCAGTTGACCGCGCCGTCCCACACGTTCATGACGCCCGTGGACATGCGTTCCCAGATGTCCAGCACCGCGTAATAGAGCTTGAGCATGACCTCCGCGACCGAGGACACGCCGATCTCCCACGCCGCCTGCACGCCGTACCACAGGCCGTAGACCAGCTTGAGCGTCCAGCCCTTGAGCCATTCCCACAGTCGGGTGAGTTCCAGCACACCCTTCTGCCAGATCACCTTGAGCGACAGCCAGAGAATCTTCGCGGCCAGAGCGATGTCGCCGGCGACCAAGGCGTCGGAGATGCCCTGGAACGACTCAGTGGCAAAGTCCGACAGGTCGGCGAAGCGATCCCCCAGCCATTGCAGCGCCTGCCCGGCGACCCCGGAGGCATAGAGAAGGTAGCCCGCCAGCGCCGCCAGGGCGGCCAGCACCACGCCGATCGCCGCAACCACCAGGCCGAACGGCGTGAGCAGCCAGCTCACCACCGAGGCCAGGATGCTGAAGGCCGTGGTGACGGTGGTCACCACGGTAACGGCGGCGCTGATGATCCCGCCCAGGACGGTGATCGCGTAGCCCAGGGCCATCAGCGCCAGGCCGGCGGCAACCACGGCGGCGGCGACCTTGAAGATCGTCACCACCAGTTCCTTGTTCTGCTTGATCCAGTCGGTGGTGGTGACGACGGTGCGGATGATCCACTCGCTGACCGATCGGAGTGTGGGAGCCAGCGCCGAGCCGATGACAAAGACGCCTTGTTTCACCACCTTCCAGAGGGTGTCGAAGGAGTCGTTGAGCGCCTCGGCGGCCTTGGCGTCCTCGGTGGACATGGTCAGGCCCAGGTCGTGGGCCTGCCGCTGCAGCGCCTCGATCCCCTTGGCCCCCTCCAGCATGAGCGGCAGCAACTGCGTGCCGGACTTGCCGAACAGTTCCATCGCCAGCGCCGCGCGCACGGCCGGGCTTTGAATCTGCGACAGGCGGTCGGCGATCAGTTTGAACTGCTGATCCGGTGACAGGCCGCGCAGGTTCTCCACGGTCAAGCCCAGTTTGGCCAGGGCATCGGTAGCGCCCTCGGAACCCTCGGCCGCCGCGACGATGGCCTTCTGCATCTTCCGCAGCGAGCCTTCAAGGGTGTCCAGGTCCGCGCCGGAGAGTTCGGCGGCATAGGCCAGTTCGGAGAGGGTCTCGACCGAGATGCCCGTCCGCTGGCTCATCTTGGCCATGCGGTCGCCCATCTCGCTGAACGCCTTGGCGCTGCCCACGAGGGGCGCGGTGACGGCGGCACCGATGGTCGCCATCTTCTGGCCCCAGCCGGTGATCGCGTCGCCGAACGCCTTGAGCTTCTTGGCGGCGTTCTGGAGCCCGCGGACCAGCTTCGAGTCGTTGACGAATAATTCGATGTAGGCCGCCCCGGCCCGGATGCCACGTGCGTTGGCCATCTCTCACCCGGCCTTTCCGGCGTCAGAACCCGTGCGGCGGGCGAGAATCCAATCCCGCACCCAACTGAACGGGTTCATCAGCGGCACCAGGCGGGTGATCTCCTTACCGATCCGCCAGGTCAGCGACAGCGGGTTGCCCAAGCCGAGGAACACCGACGCCGCGCCCAGCACCAGCCAGGAGATGCCGATGATCCACAGCGCCCGCTCGATCCACCGGCCCCAGCGGACGTACCAGCGGGATTCGAGCTTCGTGTAATCACTCCGGATGGCCACAACCTGCCCCTCCAGCGCGGAGATCTGCGTCACCGTGGACTCCAGCGCCTGCCTGGTCTCGGCCGCGTCGGCGATGACTTCCTTGTGTTCATCCGTCGCAGCGGCCAGATGCACCTTGCCGGTGTCATCCGTGTGCGGGACCGCTTGCTCGACATGACGCTGGGCCGACTCGGTGTGCGCGACAACGCCCGCGACGCCGGTGACGGCATCACTGACCGTGGCGCGGGCCGCGTCCGCGGGCTTGGCATGACTGGCGCAGCCAGGCGAGGTGAGGATCGTGCTGATCACGATGAAGACTTCCAGGATGTGGCGGGCATACGGGGTCATGCTTCACCTCCGGATCGGAGCGTTGTCGATGAACACGGTCTTGAGCATCGCGATGTCGCCTTTGAGGGCCGGGGGCGACTCGGTGCGCTTCGGGGCCGGAATCGGATGGAAGTCAGCGGGCCGGAACGCGCGTCCCTTCCGCGGGTCGCGGTTGACGTTGGCGAGCATCGCCAGCAGCGCCGCCGTGTGGTTCCAGCCATCCTGCTGGCGGGCCTGCGCCATTGCGACCAGTTCCCTCAGGGTGAAGGGACCGGGATGGAAGCCGAGGACTCCGGCGCACTGCCAGATGAGTTCTCCAGCTGCGCGAGCCGCACCGCCAACTGCCGATCCAGTTCCGGGCTGTCCAGCCGCGTCTCCACCGCCGCCAGCGCCGCCGTCTCCAACTTCCGCAGCTTGGCCAGCGCCTTGGCAAGCACCCGGCGCTTGCCTTGCGGGAAAAAATCGACCAGTTCCTCCAGCAGCGCGCTGGTCGCGCCGTCGATGGCATCGCCCGCCATCGCCCGCCCGAAGTCCACGTCGGTGACGCCCTTGGTGTCGGCTTCGGGCTTGCAGAGGCAGTAGATCACGTCGCACAGGAGGATCGGGTCGGAGATCAGCCGCTCCAGCAGCTTGCCCTCGACCACCTCCAGCAGGTTCACCTGGGCCAGGTCGCGGACGCGCTTGATGGCGTCCACGTTGACCTGCACGGTCCAACTGCGGGCGGCGTTGTCATTGAAGGTCTTCATGGTTCACACTCCTTCAGGCTCAGGGAACGGTCTTCCAGATGGGCGCGTTGGCCGAATACGTCGGCTTGGCCGTCACCTTCACGCTGATCGCATCCTCCAGCGGCTCGTCGCGCGAGAAGTCGGTGATCATGCAGTCGGCCCACAGGCCCTGGCTGCCGACGGTGGCCACGGCACCATCCATCGCGGCGATGCCGATCAGGCTGTTGTTGAAGTAGGCGTTCTTGATGGCCGTGAACCCGGCATCCGCCGTGTCCCACACCATCTCAAACTCGATGGACGCTTCCTTGAGCGTGCCGGCCATCGCCTTCCACCCGTTGTTGGCGCGGGTGGTCACATCCGCCTCGCCCTTCTGCAGCGAGAGCGTGACGTTCTTGACGTTGGTCAGTTCCGTCCAGGTAGGCGTGCCGCCAATACCGGCGACACAGAAGTAGAGTTTGGCGTCGAGGCCGAGTTTGACTGACATGGCTTTACCCTTTCACTGAGCCGCCCCACAGCGGGGGCAGGCGGTCTTTGGTCTTCTCCAGCGCCGGTCCCATGAACGGGCGCTTGTCATAGTTCTCCCGGCGGAAGCGCCCGCCGAACTCGTGGGCGGAACCCGAATCAGCGGCGACTTCGTAATCCGGCCCGATCACCACGGATTGCTTGCCGGGGGTGACGGCGTACTTGATGGCGTTCTTGATGCGCCCCTTGCGCGTGTGTGGCGGCGTGTTGGGCATCGACGCCTTCTTGGACTTGCGGATGCTGTGGCGGGCGGCAAGGCGAATGGCAGCGCCGGCGTGGCCGAGGTTGGTGATGTTGGCGCGTTTCGCCGCCATCACTTTCTTGCCGTCGAACTTGGTTTTCGCCTTCGCGCCGACCATTGCGTCTCCTTCCGGGGCTCCGGGGGTTACCTCACCACGCGGAACGTGAACGTCAGCACGCTGGTGAACACCTGCTTGGTCTCCAGGTGCTCGGGCGAGTAGACCGGCACGTTGTCGGTCTTAGTCCACAGCGCCTCGGGCAATGCCGTCAGCCTGCGGAGGCGGAAGAAGTCGGCGATCTGCTCGGTCAACAGCATCAGGCCGTCGAGTTCCGCCGTGTCGCCTTCCGTCACCTTCTTCTGCACCGCCACGTCGACGCTCACGTCGTTCTGGTTGGCGCTGCGCATCAGGCCGGTGATCGCGATCCCCTTGGGCACCACTGACACCCGCACAGTCTTGAGTTCCGCCAGGTCGAACTGCGGGCGGTAGTGCCGCGCTGCCGTGAACGGCTGCGCGAACGTGCCCGACGGCGCGGCATTGAGCTCCGTCACGATGGCGTCGGCGATAGTGGTGATCAGCGACATGGCCGGTCCTCATGCAGGGCGGGTTGGGGCGGACTGGGGCTGCTGGACGCCGCACGCCAGCGAGAGCGCTTCGAGCGCCTTGCTGACCGCGACGAGCGCGGCCTCGTCTCCGATGGCGGCGGCGACGGTGTCGTGACCGAACTGCGTCTCGAGTTGTTTGAGGCGCATGCTGGCCGAGAGCGTGGTCTGGCCGACCAGGCGGCGCAGCATGTCCGATCCGGCGGCGGCGAGCTTGTCTTGAACGGTGGGCATGGCAATCTCCTTGTCAGGGGGCGATGAACCCGAAGGTTCGGAAAATCCAAAGGCAGTAGTTCACCGCACTGGCGGTGTCCTCGATCATGGCGGCGTCGTTGCCGTAGCTCATCCAGAAGTTCGACGAGGCGCTGCTGTTCACGTCGCCGTAGCTGCTCTGCTGGTTGGTGGGCGACGCGCCGAAGAACGCGAGGTAGTCGGCCTCGACGTAGAGGTTGGCGGCGCGGATGTACCCATCACCCCGGTTGCTGTCGTTGCCGAGGATGAAGGCCCCGCTGTTCCAGGATGTGCCCTGAAGCAGCGCGCCGGAAGAGCTGTCGCCGTTGGCGATCAGGTTCCCGTTGGTGTCGATGAAGTTCCAGCCGTTGTTATTCCAGAAGCGGAAGCCGTACATCGTGATGCCGTTGCCCGCGCCGCCCTGCAGCTCGCCGTTCACGTCGATGGAGTTGACCTCGAGCAGATTCCGGTACGAGAGGCGAACGTCGCCGGGGTTGCTCCAGTCCAGGGCGGTGTTGCCGTAGTAGTCCAGGAGGCGGCGGTTGTACCAATCGACGGCCGTGCTGCCGTTGTTGTCGAGGAGGGTGCGGTTGCCCCACTCGATGGCGCGGTAGCCGCTGGAATCGACGAGCACGCGATCCCACCAGTCCAGCGACCATGAGCCGTCGCCGTCGAAGAGGTCGCCGTATTTCCACTGGGCCACGAGGTAGCCGTTGTAGAACAGGTCCCCGGTCTCCCAGTCGAGAACGTCGTAGTTCCCGCTGTCGCGCAGGCGGCGGTCGCTGCCCGTGTTGAGCAGGTCCAGCAGCTGCTGGCCGTCGAGAATGTTGCCGTACACCGGCATCAGACGATCTCCGTGACTGAGGCCTCAAACGAACTGCCCGAAGCGATGGTCACCGCGCCGGTGTAGTAGGCCGGGGGCATCTCCCAGATCTGGCCCGCCCGCAGACGCAGCGCCGCCGGCTGCGTGCTCGTGTCCCCGGCGAAGTAGACGTAGACCGGATCACTGCCCGCGCCTCCGTCCGTCCACACCTGGATCACCAGGCCCCGGCGTGTGGCATTGGCGGCCAGCGTCGTCTGTCCGTTGACCGTCTGGGTGGTCGCCGCATCGCCACTGCCGCCAGTGTTCCCGGCGCTGACCTGCTCGACGAGCAGCGCGCCGTTGGCGTCGTTGATCTGGACATCTGCTGATCCCAGCCATCTGCGGCTCATGGACGACCTCCGGGCTGTTTCTCCAGCGTCTGGCGAATCCACCGCACGTCGGCGGCGACCTCGCTGGCCTGTTTCTCCAGGGCGCGAAGTCGGGCTTCGTGATCGACCACGGCGTTGCGCTGCTCGCGCAACTCGTGAAGCACGTCTGCCCGCTCGCCGGACACCGCCCACACAGCGCCGATGACCGTCAGCGACCATGTCACCAGCACGGCGATCTCCGGCACCCAGCGGAGGATGCGTTTGTCGGATTGGTCGGTCATGGCTTGGTGTCCTTGGCGATTTGCTTGCCGTGGGTGTTGGTGTCTGCGGCGTCCGCAGGGGATGCGCCGGCGACCTTGGTGCGGGCCTGCGCCTCCAGCGTGTCCAGCCGCTTCTCCAGTTCCACCACTCGCCGCGCGTTGTTCCGCGTGTTGACGACGGTGTCTGCGGCCGTGAAGCAGGCCAGCGAGATGCCGATGCCGATGAAGCCGCAGAAGACCACGAATCCCACCGTTTCGACGGCGGTCCCGATCCAGGCGAAGCGGCTCTTGGTTACGTTGGTGCTCATGGTTCGTTTTCCTTATCAATGTGTTTCGTGTGAATCCGCAACGTCTTGCGGTACGGATCGCTGTAGCGCCACACTGGCTCGTCACCTGGGGCCATGACCTCATAGATGTAGATCACGCCGTCCTGCATCTCGTGGATCTGATCGCCGCGCCGGGGGAGGATCGGCCCGCCGCCCAGCACCAAGTGTGCGGCGCGGATCAGGTAATCCCGCGACTCCACCTGCAGCGCCGCGCCCTCACCGTTGTCCACGGCGAACAGCGTCTGCCCGATGGTCGCTGTCACCTCCACGGTGTTGGGTGCCGGGCTTCCGGGGCGCTGGTAGATGACCGTGCGGGACATGAATGTCTCCCGCTGGTCCTCCAGCCAGGCCGAGGATTTCTCGAGCAGATCAGCCACGAGTCTGGTCTCCGAGTTAGGCGACGGTTACTGGCTGAGTCGCACGCGCACCGTGGCGTCCGCGTCGGCGGCGGCCTTGGTGGTCTTGCCCAGGAGCTTGTTGCCGGCGGACGTAGTCGTGGCCTGCTGCGCCCCGGCATTCCAGTACACGGTGACGCCCGCGCCGATGGCGCTGCCGCCCGCCGTGGACTTGGGGAAGTCGAAGACGCCGGCGACGGCCAGCGCCCCGAGCTTGTTGGCCGGGATGGGTACCTTGGCCACGCCCACGAGGTCACCCTGGACCACGACCGCGCCGGCC